ATGGGTGGCATGATGTAAACACCCTCGAAAACCCCTTGAAATATAGGGGTTTTTGTTATGCTTTTATAAAATTGGTCACAATTTGGTCACGGAACTATGAAGATTGGATTTTTAATGAGAGATCATTAACAAAAGAATTAAACTTTTCTGATGTTCTTTCTCTCACTTTTTTTGTAGTGTGTAAATAAACTCTACGAGTTATATCATCATTCCCGTGACCAAGTATTTTTTGAATTTCTTCAAGTGGTACATTTGCTTCGGCGGCCAATGAAGTAAATGTATGTCTAAATGTATGTTGAGTTATTTTTTTGTTGAGATCCATTCTTTTTAGTATTCGCCTCATACGTGTATCGAATTTCTTTATGTTTTCTGGATGACCATCTGCTCGTGCGAAAATAAAGTCTTCATCACTAAACGTCCTGCCATTCGCAAATGCTATTTTTGCTTGTTTCAGTTTCAGTCGTTTAAGTAGAGCGGCCAGAAAGTCAGACAAAGGAACTTCTCTTATAGCTGCAGGTGTCTTTGGTGTTAAAAGCTGATAGTCACTTGCTTTATTAGAAGGGCAGAACAATGTTTTGGTTATCCGTAATGTCTTGGTTTCATCCTCCAGGTCTAAGTCTTTCCATTTTGCCGCAAGCCTTTCTCCGGCTCTTGTACCTGTAAATGCAGCCATACAAAAATATTCAAAGTCAAGAAGAAGACCATGTTTTTCAGTGAGATCAAGAAACTGCACAAGTTCATCACCTTCTAGGAAGTTTTCCACTTCATTTGAAGATTCTATTTGTTCGACCGTGACTTGTGGTTTTTGAGGTTTTGCAAATTCAGTTGGGCTTTTTAAAATAATATCTTCTTGTCGAGCATATTTGAAAATCATGCTTGCGGTGGTGTGAATGCCGCTTATTGTATTAAATGAATACTCTTTGGAATTTAGGTAATCTAAAAAATCCTGATAAACAGCACGATTAATATCTTTTATTTTCATATGACCGAAATAATCGACAAGATGGTCTATTTCACTTTTTCTTGCTCGAAGTGTACTGATTTTAACTGTTTTCTGATACTCTTTGTACCAGAGTTTCTGCAAATCAGAAAACAGTATTTTCTCTTTATCCAATACTAATCCAGAAGACAACTTTGATTTTAGCTGTGAATATGCTTCTTCTGCTTCTTTTTTAGTTTTGAATCCTCTTCGTTTAATTTGTCTGCGCTTGCCAGTCCTCGGATCATGGCCATCATCCATTACAAAATACCATGTATAACCTTTAGCAGCCTTTTTTGATTTTTCTTTTTTGTAAGCAACCATTAAAATTCTCCTCTCAATAATATTTGATTTTATTGTAATACAGGCACAGCCTGCGTTTTGCAAATTCACAAGTGACTTTAAAGATGTCCGCAACAAGAAGCGCTGCTTTGTTTTGGTCAGGTGGCAAACTCAAACTTTTCAACATAAAACTTGGTACACAAAAGTGATATGCAAAATACGTTGCCTGTCTCTCGTTGTATTCATTCCATGTGCGGGGCATAATTTTGATATCGTTCTCATGTCTGTATATATGACACAATTCATGTGCGAAATCTAACCATTGTTCTTGCCTCGTTTTTCTTTTATCTAGAACAATCACATATTTATTAAGTGCCCGAAAACCAAAGCTTTTTTGCGGACTGAATCTTACGTTTAAACCCAAAGATTCGGCAATCTGTTCAAAATTAATTTGATGAGAGTGTTGAATATTAATACTTCTGTAGAGATCTTCAATCCATTCTTCTAAATGACTTTTGACATACCCCATGTTGATCTGATCCCCTCCAAAATATCTATATTTTCACTTTGGGAAAAATATGGTCCTGCATGTAATTATAGGAGAAGCTTGTCATATTTTGTACTGGAAATACCGACCAATTTTCAGCAAATTTCGACAATTATTAGAACGTGTGTTCTGTTTTTGGTTCTAAAAAATAGCCCAATGCTTTAGGGCTTTATTCAGCTTTTTTTAAATCTATGTCCTTAAAAAAGAAAACTGCTGTAAAACTAATGACTATAATTAGAAGAACAATGCTTTCCCTTATGTCTGGTCTGTAGAGATATTGATGAAAAATCCAGAAGATCGCACCAATAATCAAAAAGAAAAACTGCAAGAAGAAACCAAACATTTCATCATTCTCCCATCCTGAATTTAATTACCTACATGGAACCATTATTTGTATTCCTGATGCATATTTTAATGATATTTCAACTTCAGGACAAAATCAATATAAGGAATGTATGTTCTTGTTTTAACTTTAAAAAGAAGCCCGAAGGCTTACTTAGATAATTTAATTGTACCTGTCTGAGTGCCAAAAACGCCAGTCTGCACTTCTAACTTCAAGTCATTTGCTTCTGCCACTTTTGCTGGGACATCAAAAACAACTTTTCCTTTCATTTCAACATCCGGGTTTAAATCTTGCATTAAAAAGCTGTTATCAATAGATCCATCCTCTTTTTGATTAGCAGATATACTTGCAGTTGAATCAGCTTCGTATGTCTTTTCCCCACGTTTCAGCTTGAAGAACGAGGCATCGACCATGATCTTTTCATTTCCTGTATTTTTTAAATCAGCTTCAATGATAAGGTATTTGCCATTCGCAGTTTCTGGGGCAATTGAAGGACCCACTTTTTCAGAAGTTGATTTTGATTTAATGTTGTATACCATATCACCAACTTTAACATCGGTGTTCATTTTAGCTTCCTTAGTTTTCTTTTTGTCTTCTTTCTTCGTTTCTTTAGATGACTCACTGTTACTAGCAGAAGAAGTGTCTTCTGATCCGCATGCTGCAAGTGCAAGTGTTAAACCCAATGCTAAAAACAATACAAGTAATTTTTTCAAAACAAATTCCCCTTTTAAACATAATTTTTATATAAACGATCAATCTCTCTATCTACAGATCGGTATATACTCATTCAATATTTCAACAAATATCGAAAATTTTTACATCCTTATACAAGATTTATACTGTAAAAATTACAGTAGAACCTTCAATTGAGAAAAAATGATTGTAGACTCTACTGTAATTTTTACAGTTGAATGGTCGTTCAATTGTAGGTATTACTGTAATTTTTACAGCAGAACCTTCAGCATTAATTAAACTAAACTAAACATAATAATAAATATTTATATATAAGCATTTTTGAGTTATTTGTTGCGGTCTTTATTTTTTTTTAATTCTTCTAGAATGTACTCCAAAACATATTCCTGCATCTCAGGTGTGATTTTTCCATCAGAAGCAGCAATGAATGTCTCAGGACTGTCTAATACCTTTAATGCCTGATCCATCAAGTCACCCTTGTGAGGATTTGAAGAAGAGTTAAGTTCTTTTCCCGTTAGCAGATAGTCAGTTGTTACTTCAAAAAACTCCGCTATTTTGATTAATGTTTCATAATCGGGATTTCTAAAACCACGTTCATAATTGGATAAATTCTGATGTGGAATGTTTAATTTATCAGCAAGAGCTTTTTGTGTGAGTTTTTTAGCTTCTCTCAAAGCTCTTATGCGTGCTCCCAGAGCCATTTTTATTCCTCCAAGATATTCATACTTTCTACAAATTGTACAACATTCTTCAATATGAGTAAAAAAAATAAACGAAAAGTATAATTTTTTGTTGACATATACGAAACGAAGAATTAATATAGGGTTAACAGCAAGTTCTTCAATTCGTATATAAGGGGGTGTATCTACATGAAAGTAAATGAAAAGTTACGCAACATTCGTAAATCAAAGGGAATGACTCAAAAATTCGTAGCGCAAGAACTAAATGTCCCTATAGCTACTTACAACTCATATGAACTTGGCAGACGAAAGATTCATGTTGAATTGTTAAAAGATATTGCTTGTGTATTAGACGAACCGATCCAAAATTTTTTTGTGAACAAAATATACGAAACGAAGAATTATAAGGATCGAAAATCAAATACCGCATAGGAGGTTTTAACATGTTGAACATCGACCATGAAGCATTTAAGGAAATGTTCCGAGAAATCATTGCGGAAGAAGTTGCTAAAGCGATGCAGGATTTTAGAACAACTCAACTGCCGCCAATGCTAACGAAAAAACAGCTTATGGAACTATTCAACATTAAAGATACAAAGGCTTCACAGCTTTTAAACCGAGAAGACTTTCCAGTATTTAGAGAAGCGGGTTTATTAATTCCAACACACTTGCTTTTCAAGTGGATTGAAAACAATACCCGCTGGATTAACGAAAACACAGATTACTTCAAGAAAGGAGTCACAGCATGAACAAGAACAAGATCGAACAACTCACCAATTTTTTAGATGGTATCACACTATCAGAATGGAACCGAGTTAAACAGAACGTAGACATTTTGTTTAGTTCTAAAGCCGTCAAAGTGGAGTTTGACGACTCAGAACTATTACAAGCTAACTTAAAGCAAGAGTTTAGGATTGATTAACAAAGCCGATTTCGCAGCTCAAAACCATTACACGACTAATTTTTATGAAGTCGTTTAGCAACATACTGGCCCCACAGCTTTGTAATGTCATCTGAAATTTCTCTTAGCTCATCAGGATCGTTTGTGTTAAGAATGTCATCCATAAAATCAAGCGTGATTGTTACAAACGCTTTGTTGCTGGTCTGTGTGTTCTTGAACCGTTCATAAATTGTTTCTGAAAACTGTTCAAGGTAAGGCTGAAATTTTGCATCTACTATGGACGTGTTAATTCCTTTGAAATCATCGATGAAGTCATTTCTAGGGCTGATGAAACTTTTAGGAATGCCAATTAACTCATCCATACTTACTTTGAATATTTTGCAAAGCTGAATCAATGTTTTCAAAGAAGGTTCTAAATCACCACTCTCATACTTAGAAATATTTGATTTTGAGATATTCAAGAGTGCTGCAAGGTCACTTTGGTTGAAATCGTATTGGTTTCTTAGTCTTTTAAGATTCTCTGGGAATCCCATGATAATTCACCTCGAGAATATAATAACAGAAAAGTTTCCGTTTCTGAAAAATAGGTGTTGATTATTTCTTTAATAGAATATAAAATGATTATAAGTTCTTTTTCAGAAACAGAAAGGAGCTAAAATGAATACATCAAAAGTACGTTTTCTTCGTAAGTTACATGGTTTTAACCAAGATGTAATGGCGAAAACGTTAGGCATAACAAAAGCAACGTATTCCAAAAAAGAAAATGGGTCGATTAAATTTTCTTTAGAAGAATCGAAAATTCTAGCAGATTTTTTTGAAACCACCATTGATGAACTGTTTTTTGATAAAAAACCAATTGGAGGCTAAAACATGAATCAATTACAACAGATTTTCAATTATCAGGATCAAGAAGTCCGAACAGTTATTCAAGATGGACAACCTTGGTTTGTTGCAAAGGATGTAGCTGAAATACTTGGCTATGCAAATACAAAGGATGCTATTTCATCTCATGTTGATGAAGAAGACAAGACCATCATCCAAAGGTCGTCATTTCCGACCTTTGAAATTCCAAACAGAGGCTTAACAGTCATCAACGAATCCGGTCTTTACAGTCTCATCCTCTCAAGCAAGATGCCTGATGCTAAAAAATTCAAGCGGTGGGTAACGAGCGAGATACTTCCAACTATCAGACAAACTGGCCAATATGGCGAACCGAAAGTTCTAACTGAAAGAGAAGGACAAATTCAATCCCTTGAACTTTTACTTGATAACTTGAAACGCAGCGCTGAAATGGAACAGCAAATAAATAAACACGAAAAGAAAATTCTTGAATTGAACACCAAAGTGGATGAGCAGATCACACTTGATCACGGTGAACAAAGAAGAGTTCAAAAGGCTATAGCAATTAGGGTGTACAGTTTCACAGATGACAAGAAGGAAAGAAATCGACTTTTTAAAGAGCTGCATAGAGAGATCAAAGATCGATTCGGTGTATCAAGTTACAAAGATGTAAAGCGAAAAGACATGTTACATGCTGTTAATTACATCGTTAACTGGGTTCCACGCAGGGTTTCCTAGATCCTGCTGTATCCCTTCATTAATATTTTAACAACAAAAACTGAATAGAAAAGGATGAGAACAAATGGCGAACAGCCCTTACAACGTTTCCAACTTATGCAAATGGATGCATAAGAAACGTAAGGAAATAGGTCTTTCACAATACGCAATGGGACAACTACTTGGCGGGAGGGATCAGAAGTATGTTTCAAACATTGAGAATGGACTTGTTCATCTTACCCCTGAAATTTGCATCCGTTGGTTTGAGATATGCGGAGCATATGAGCATATTGATCTCGTACACTACATTTTTAAAATGCATCCGCTTGCTGCAGCACCGATTGATCCCGCCCTAAATGATTGTGCTCACAAGGCTTTGATCAACCTAGTACATGAAATGGAAGATGCCAAGCAAGCAACTAAAGAGCTTGCGGAATGGTTGAACAATACCCGACCAGGCAAAACTTGTGAGCTTCCGATGCAGGCTATCAAGCAAATATACGACCTGACACAAGCAAACAAAACGCTCATGTACTCAATGTCGAGGGAGTTTGGTTTGAAGATACAAGACCTAACTGAGAAATGGTCTAAAAAGGCCATTGTCGCAGAGGTAGCAATGCACAAAAGACAGGATAGGGAGGCCGTACTAGCATGAGCATGATTGATAAGCAGTTTTTAAGTGAAGATATTCCGCTGGCGGAATCAAAAATTGACAGTGTAAAAGAGCTTTTATACCTTGCTCATCAAGCACTAAAAGATGGAGATTACGAAGAAGTGGCAAGTATGGCTGGCAGTATTAGAAACATTAGCGAGGATCTTGTACGGATGAATAACAAGGGGCGCTTAATCAGAACGGCTGAGGAAATACAGAAAAAACACGGTGCACGGCTTGAAGTTGTCACACGTACTGAAAGGACTGAAACCATTGAATATTGAGCATCCGATGGTAACGCAGATTAATAGCTTTGGTTATCCGAAAGACTACTGGAAGGACGAAGCGGAGCGCAATGGATATGAAGATGAAGAAGATGAAGACAAATAAAAAAACCCGCTTGGCATAGCGAGTTTTGAAAAGGTGTACTGCTTCGATTAGGTACCGACAGTATACCAAATAATCACATGAAAATCAATGGAGGTATACATGATGGAATTATCAAAAAATCATCTGCAAGTAATGAAAGACATTGGAGAAGGCGCAACAATTTGGGGTTTCATGGAAGCTCACTTATTAAGAGAGGTTCAAGCGTTTGATCCATCATTTGTTAAATTGGTACCGCTTGACGAACTGGAGCAATATGATCCGAGCATTGCTGGCTTAACAGGGGCAGACCAACTTCCTTATTTCGGAGCCGTTCTGACAAGTGATGGTTTTGCCTACCTTGATAGAAATAAAAACAAACTATCTGAAGAAGGTGCTTCAAATGAGTAAATATCAAATCAGCTTTGACCAGCGCCGTGAAGCGCAGGAGCGTTTAGAGCAAGCGGGCGGTTGGATCGATTACAAAAAAGGGAAGCCGATGTTTAACTTCCCAAATGCTCAAGCAAAACAAAAATACATTCAGCTAGGACAAACTGCTAATCGCCAAAAGGTTGGGATGTAGCATGCAAGCAAAGGTCCTTTCATCTACAGCTGAAATGTCCCGTGAGGAATGGCTTCTCTCTCGTCAGAAGGGCATAGGTGGGTCCGATGCTGCTGTCGTGCTTGGCTTGAGTAAATGGAAAACACCTTTTGAATTATGGCTTGAAAAGACAGGGCAAGTCTTGCTGGATGATGAGCAGAGTGACGCAGCTTATTTTGGAACCATTCTTGAAGACATTGTTGCAAAAGAATTTGAGATTAGGAGCGGTAAAAAGGTTCGCAAGAAAAACGCCATTTTACAGCATCCCGAACAATCTATGATTCTAGCAAACATTGACCGCATGATCGTTGGTGAAAAAGCTATTCTCGAATGCAAAACTACATCTGCCTATAACGCAAAGGAATGGATAGATGATGAGATTCCCGCCAGTTACATTGTTCAGGTTCAATACTATCTAGGGATTTTAGGTCCTGAATACAAAAAGGGTTACTTCGCTGTACTGATTGGCGGTAATCGGTTTGTGTGGAAAGAAGTTGAGCGTGATGAAGAACTAATTAACATGATCTTCTCATCTGTCGTGAATTTTTGGAATGACCATGTGTTAGGCGGTGTTGCTCCAGCATTAGACGGATCAAGCGCAGCCGAAGAGTTCTTGAAGAAGAAATACGCTGAATCAGATAGTACCAAAATTATTGATCTCACAAGCGCAAATAAAGAGCGCATCCAGCACTATCTAAGACTTAAAGCAGAGATTGCCGCACTTCAAGAGCAAGCGAAAGAGCTTGAGAATCAGATCAAGCAGGAATTGAAAGATGCTGAAACGGGGTTTGTTGGGAAGTATCAAGCAACTTGGAAGCCTGTTGTTTCTAACAGAGTAGACACAAACAAACTGAAAGAGCACTTCCCCGATATTTACCAAAAAGTCATAAAAGAATCGAAATCAAGGCGTTTCACAATTAAGGAGGTCGGATGATGGCTACTAATCAATCATTAAAAAACAACATTCAGCAACGGCAAAATAACGGGGCTGCCCCTGCGACACAAGGAACTACGATAAAAGCTTTGCTTTCTTCACCAACTGTCATGAACCGGTTTGAAGAGGTTTTAGGAAAGCGAGCACCACAATTCACAGCGTCAATATTAGGACTATATAACAACGAGAAAACGCTCCAAAAAGCGGAACCGATGAGCGTCATATCATCTGCAATGGTAGCAGCAACGCTTGATTTACCTGTAGACAAGAACTTGGGTTATGCCTGGATTGTTCCTTACAAGGGCAAAGCTCAATTTCAACTAGGCTATAAAGGTTATATCCAGCTTGCTTTAAGAACAGGACAATATAAATTTATCAACTGTATACCTATTCGAGAGGGTGAGCTCCAAAAATGGAATCCTTTGACAGAAGAACTTGATATTGATTTTGAGAAAAGACAGTCAGATTCGGTCATAGGGTATGCCGCATATTTTGAGCTGCTAAACGGTTTTAGAAAAACAAGTTATTGGACAAAAGCGGACGTTGAAAAGCATAAAAGCAAGTTTAGTAAGTCTGATTTCGGATGGGGTAAAGATTGGGATGCTATGGCACTGAAAACTGTATTAAAAGCAATCTTGAGCAAATGGGGCATCTTGTCGGTTGAAATGCAGTCAGCCCTAACAGAAGACGAAAATGAACAGCGTGAGCGCATCGACATTACTGATGAAATGCCGGAAACGGAAATCATTGATGCTGATGAAAAGCCGAGCGCAAAAGATGCCGATCCTTTTGACGGCGAAGCGGTTGATATAAAAGATGACGATCTCCCATTCAATTAGAGTGCCTATTCCCTTCTGTTATGTATGGATGACAGAAGGGGCACCTAATAGGTCTGAGTTGTTCCGAAACTATGTCGAGGGTTACATCAAAAGAACTGAACCAAATTTACAGCTTGTCCGCATCGACGGAATGACAGCTCTATGTGAAAGGAGGTAGGGGCTTGAACTACCTAAAAGAAATAAACGGCTTTATGAGGTGGCTTGAAACATCACCCTTGAAGCCAACTACACAAGCACTGTGGTTACAGCTAATGGATATTAACAACGGTTGCAGCTGGCGAGAGTGGTTTACCGTAAGTAACACAACATTAGTAGCACGATTAAATGTCTCTGAGAAAACGGTTCTTGAGCATCGAAAGATCCTAGTCGAAGCAGGGAGAATCGAATACATCCCGCAAGGAAAGAAAGCCGGACGGTACCGCATAATCAGCCTTGAAAATGTCGCAAGCCCTGTACCTGAAAAGCCAAAACAAGAAAAACCAACACGACAGGAGGATGAGCAACCTATGAACCCATTCGTTTTTTTTGAAAGTCATTTTGGAGGAACATTAAGCCCGATTAATGCTCAAAAAATTGGTCAATTCATTGATGACCACGGAGAAGAAAAAGTGATTGAAGTCATGAAAGAAGCTGTCGAGAAGAACAAAAAATCAATAGGGTGGGTATCTGCGGTGTTGTACAACCCTATCAACAAAGGAGGTAAGCAGGATGCCAAAGGCAACGCTGGACGAAGTGTTTCAAAGAATGAAAGCAAATCTAAAGTCACGCCAATCTTCGGCACCGGTCGTCTCAGAAGAAACGTATGAATGCGATGAATGCAAGGACAAGGGAATTATCGTGTATCGGATTCACAAAAGCACAGAAGAGCGCATGAAAAACGAGGGGAAACGCTTTGATCTAGCAGCTCATGAAATGGTTCGTGAAGATGACTTTCTTGCTGGCAAAGTGTGTAGCCCTCAAGATGCGAAAGAATGGAAGACAACCTTTTCCCGCCAGTGTCCTTGTGTTGCTGAAAGAGCGGCACGAAAGAAGCAAATGAAGCTGATGAGCGCCAGCAACATTTCAGAAGGATTCAGGAAACTAACCTTTAAAAACTTCTCTCTTGAAAAAAAGCCAGATGAGATTAAAGAGCTGTATGACTGTGCTTTTGAATATGCTCAGAAGTTTAAAGAGATCAGAGACACGAGACAAAATAGCATCGCCTTACTTGGGCAGTCAGGTGTGGGGAAAACTCATCTTCTCACAAGTATTTCAAATGGATTCATAGAACGATTTAAATTGTCTGTTATGTATTTTCCTTATCTGGAGGGGATGACCGATTTACGAAAAGATTTTGATGAATTAGCAGCCAAGCTGGAGCTTCTAAAGACCGTAGATGTTTTGTTCATTGATGACCTATTCAAACCCAAAGCGGGCGTACCTCAAGTGACACCGTGGCAGTTCACACAGATACAAGAGATCGTCAACTTTCGTTATCTGAATTATAAGCCAATCATGGTTTCATCTGAACTTGATTTAAACCAGCTCTTGGAGATAGATGAAGCATTTGCAACAAGAATCTATGAAATGGCAAAAAACTACACGGTCACTATTGAGAAGAATATAAAACTAAATCATCGGTTAGAAGGAGCGGTTTAAATGTGCAACACATGCAATGGCGAGAAAGTCGTCATAAACGAAAATACTTTCATGGCGGGCTACTATCCATGTCCTGAATGTAACACCACAGGACATAAGCAGAGCCTAAAGCCAGTCATCGAAATGCTAGATCAAATGTTAGTGAAAGCAAGAGCACTAGAAGGAAAGACAGCATGAAGACGATGGCCGCACTAATCACTATCGCTTTCACTGCTAGATTCAGAGAAAGGAAGCTCCTGCAATGGATGCGGGATGACGGGAGGTAAGGGAATGAGAGAAATCAAGTTTAGAGGATGGTATGGCAGTAAGCTAGGCATGATGACACCGTCATTTAATGGTGATATTAATGAAATTTTTGCTCTAAAACACGGCGATTATTTGCAGTTCACAGGATTGAAGGATTGTAAAGGCGTTGAGATTTATGAAGGCGATGCGATCTTTTGGGAAATTGATAACGGAGTTGGAATTGAGAGCTATTCCGCCGTCGTGTACTACTCGGAAAACACAGAGAAGTATAAAGGTATGTATAAATGGATTGTTGTTTACTTAGGCGATTTTCATAGAGGTGAGTTCGATGAACTTAGGACACCTAGTAGATATAAAGATAGTTTGCAAGTCTTTGGCAACATCTACGAAAACCCGGAGCTGTTAACGGAAAGCGGGATGAGGTAAACATGTTATCCCAAAATGAAATCTTCTTCAGCAAAGGATCAATGCTAATTATTACTGGTTTAACAGCTTTAGTAGAAGAAGAAGGAAAGACACCACATGAAGCCATTGAACACGCAAGAAAAGTAGAGAGTGCAGTTTTCTTCGCATTACAGCAAATCCATAGTGAATCAAAGGCAGTTGAAACAGAAAAATAATGAACCACAGCATCACTGAACTACTGAAACGAACTAACCTAACTGAAACAGAAAAAGAAAAACTCGTTGCCGAACTGAAAAAGCACTTCCAGCAACGGAAAGCGAGGATCAACAAAACATGTCCAATAAATACGGCGCACGCAAAACGATAGTAGACGGCATCACCTTCGACAGTAAGGCAGAAGCCAAATACTATCAGCAATTGAAATGGCTCAAGCAAGCCAAGCAGATAAAAGACTTTTCATTGCAGCCACGCTTTGAACTGCAAGAAACCTTTAAGAAACACGACAAGACTTTTCGGAAGATTGAATATATTGCAGATTTCGAGGTCACTAATCTTGATGGATCAAAAGAAGTAATTGACATCAAGGGCATGGAAACGAAGGAGTTTTCCATCAAGCGAAAGCTGTACGAACGCAAATTTGATACGCCACTAAAGGTTATTGCTTTTGATCGGTCACTAGGATTCATCGAGCTGGACAAACTCAAAAAATTGAAAAGGAAGGCGGGGAAATCCACTGTTAAACGTGGTAATAGCAGACGATCGTCCGTTGTGGGTAAGGCAGGAAGATAAGCTTATGGCCTGTATGACACGTTGCAAGCAGTTCAAACATTGCTCAAGCCGCTTCGGAGCAGATTGTAAAAGGATGGGCGGAGTGGAAATACCGAAGATTGGAGGGAGAAAACATGAGCGGAAAGCCTAACAACCCATATGCAGCAGGACCGGTTGTCACTTGGAAGATGACAAAAGAGGAACTAGAGGCTTATCTAGCAAAGCACCCGATTGTGTATAGGGAAGAATTAAAACCTTCACCGTCATACCAGATGGACAAATGGGCATAAAAAAACACCGAAGCCGCTGCTCCAGTGCTAATTAAATCTCACACTTTAATTATAACACATGGGGGCATGAAGCGGATGAAACCAACTGAAATTAAAGACTTTGATACAACCATTCATCAGAATTTAGAACCTGGGAAGGTCCGCATCATCGTAATAGACGGAAGTGAAGGAACCGCTCACATTACTGATGCTCCTGAACACGGAAAAACAATCATTCAAACTGCTAAAGGTCATTTTGCGAGAGTGGACCATGAAATAGGATTCAAGATCAAATAATCGGAGGTTAAGAGATTATGAGTTTACCAAAACACGTTGAACTGTCACAGGCCGTCAAAGCATGCAAAAACCAAGCAATGACAATAGATGCTGCTGCTGCTGAAATTAAAGTGCCAGAAAACGTTGTGCCGATGCTGGTACGCAAAAATGATGACTTGATCATAGAGGGCAATGTCGTCATGGCAAAGCGTGAGTCAAACGGGCCTGTCATACTCACGGTGCTTGGGTTCATGGCGGTCATTGTTATTGCTGGATTACTTGGGAATTAAACGCCTAGCGGCTTAGGAGGAATAATCGTGAGAATAGGGAGCGTCCTATCATCAGAAAGAAAGCCATGTGTAGTATGCAATAGAAAAACCGGTGCGTATAAAATCTATGAACAATCAAACATGCAATTAAAAATACCTCTTTGCGACACAGATGAAAGAACATGCTTTGACAAAGTGGACGTTAAAGATACAGCGACACTCTTCTTAAAAGTTATCAAAAAGGATATTCAGGAGGACGCAAAATGAATCTTGAAAAAATGTTTAAAATGCAAGCGGAGTTAGACCGCCGAATCATCCGAGAAAAAGGGCTGGAAGGTCAAGACCTTCTGCCTAACACATATGTAGCACTTATCACCGAACTAGGCGAATTTGCGAATGAAGGACGTTGGTTCAAGCATTGGAGTAATAAGAAAGAACCGAAACAACCTGAATACAACTGGAAGCCGAATGAAGATGGAAGCAATCTTGAATGGGACCCTGAATGCGGTTATAAATCCTATCCATTGCTAGAAGAATATGCGGACTGCATTCACTTCTTCCTATCAATTGCGATTAAAAAAGGATGGAAAGAAGAGTTATATATTCCAGAAGAAGAGTTTGAGGAGTTCAAAGAAGATGAGTTTGACGGTGGTCTTTCAGGAGCTTTCTTGGAAATGCAATGGCACTTATTAAATTCGAGATTGTTTAAAAAGGAAGACATTAAAAAGATGAACTTCCAATCAGCTTGGGGAGTGTTCTTGGCAATTGGAATCGTTGGCTTCGGCTTCACACTTGAACAAATAGAAAAAGCATACATTGAAAAGAACGCCGTCAATCACAAGCGGCAGCAGGAGGGGTACTGATGAGAAGATTAAGAGAGATTAAGCAACCATTAAAACTATCAAATTTACCACATCATATCGAGGTTGGTAACGAAGAAACGCATGATATTTACATGGTAGCCGAGCTTATTGATGATATTAGAGACGGTGAAGCCTCTCCTGAAGGTAACTGGTTTGTTATTAAAAGAAGACGTTGGGAACCCAATGCAAGCACCATGATTAATAGGTATATAGAGGCCGAGCACGAAGAAATGTACGAAAACTGGGATGAGCGTGCCGACGATTGTTTTACAAAAGAAGTCGTTGAAAAAATGCAAGAAATCTTAAATCATGCTTTCAGAGGTGACTATGCAACAGCATATTGGACGTATGAACAACGTGTGGAGATAGATATTTTGCCACAAGGAACGGAGGAAGCACGATGAACGAAAATAACCCTATTATCTCATCTGTAATTACAAAGCTACACCAACAGCAGGAAAAGGGCCTGAAAAAGTACGGGGTTGAGGTTGAAACCTCTTCCCATGATTTAAAAGGATGGTTGGAACACGCTCAGCAAGAAGCAATTGATTTTACAACGTATTTAGAAGCGGCCATTCAGTTGCTGGAAGAACAGGTTAAAAGTAAAGACGAGGAAATGAAGTTTTATGAGGTGAACGAGCCTTATTATGCATTAATCAAAGCACGGAATATCGAACGTGCAAAGGAGATTTACAATAATGACGTTACTGGTGATGAAGAGAAAGAACTTGCGGAAAGTATCAAAGAAGTAACGGCACTATATGCAGCAGCGAAATTCAGCCGCATTCCTGGAGAAGATAAAGAATTAATACCATTTGAAGAAGTCCTTGAGGATTTAACCAACGACAGAGAAATGATGCTGGCTGTAGACGGTAGCTTAATATGATGAAATCACATGATATCATTCGTGTTCAACTTTTCTATAGAGGCTTGCCGATAGAAGAAAACTTCTTCTTATACATCGAGAATGCCCAAAAATGTTTTGACCAACACATAAAGGATCATTCTAATGATTTAGCATCAAAAGAGGATTTACACGGGTCAGAGCCATTAAAAATAAACACAAAAATTAACGGTAGAGACAAGGAAGCCACAATGCACGTTTGGAACAAAGTATCATCCGAACATGATGAGTATGATATTGAACCAATGTCCGTTTTACTGGAATTCATAAAAGCTGGGGATTGAAAGGGGAATGAAGATGAAATTAAAATCAGTTTTTACTTTAGAAGTTTTAGAAACGATAGATTGTGGCGCATGGGACCACTATCCAACAGAAAGCGAGATGGAAGAAGCATTGATTGCTCAATTTGGGAGCTGCACACATTTTGATGATGGTTTTGGTGACGGTTTACCTATTATTTTTGAAGTCAAAAAGCGAAATACATTTCATGGGGAGGTTTTCAAATGAAAAAACTACTAATCACACTAACTATTATTTTTGCGACGGTGCTTTATGCGCCGTCTGCTGCGGCAGTAACGAGCGGGTATAAAACAATTGGAGGGCATACAGTCAGCGTATCAACGGATGCCAATTCATACACACCGAGAGCCAAAAGCATTGATGTCACAGCACGTAAAACGGGCAATGAAACAGTATACTACCGCTTCACGTTACAAAAGAAGGTGAGCGGCAAATGGAAGGATCAGAGGTTTAGTCTCGTTGGATCGTTTAAAAACGCCACGCCAGCAAAAGAGTTTTACATCGTCAACCATACAGCTGGCACACACCGTATCAAAATGACCATCTATAAATATAAAAATTGGACAGGTGTCAAAGGCCATATCTATACGCCGTCATTCGAGGTGAAGAAATGAAAGGGGATAATCGCACAATAGCATACTTTGTCAAGGTTAAGGGAAAGGACAGTTTTGTCTTTTGTGTCAGAGACGATGTAAACAGAATTGAGACTCCTGATGCTGTCTTACAAGATTATATTCACGAAAATTACGGGAACAGAGAATACGAGTATCGAGAAATCGAGAACTTTTCAACTAAACAAGTTCAAACGGAGGTAGCGGAATGACATTTGATAATCTGCAAATATTAGGGACAAGAGGATATTTAACAGTAGGTAATATGTATTCTAACGGCAAACAAATCAGATTAATAACTTCGTTAGGTACTAAAGTGGGGTACAAAAGGATTATAGATGGTGTCATCGAAGCCGATTTAAGGGAATGCAAAGATGAAACCTTTGAAGCATGGGCGAAATATGATGTTGTTAGCCACACTTGGAAACGAAAAAATGAGAGAGAAAAAGTATTCAACTAAATAAGTCCAAGACGGAGAGCCTGCGGACACTGATCAACACCTTTTTAGGGTGCTGGTTGGTGTCCGTTTTTTATTTGTCTGAACGGAGGATGAACATGAAGAAGGAGAAACCAAAAAAACAGCCGCAGAAGCTCACTGATAGAGATTTAAGAGAGCTGATGGGGCAAAACATGCAGCGTTTAAAAAGAGCCAAAGGCGGGGCGTACAAGCGTAAATAACGGGAGGGAATATAGATGACAGATCAAATGATTGCTTGGCAGGTAGAAGAATGGATTAGAGACTATGAATTTATGCTGCGAGAGATCGACAGGCTCACTAGGCTCCTGAATCGTGTTGAATTTGCAGGAGGTCAAAAGCTCACGGCAACATACGGTGATGAAGCTGCAATGCCTAAAGGGTCAGCAGGAATAAGCCAAGCTGAACTAAGACATCTTGACCGCAGAGAAAAGCGACTGCTCAAATACGAAGCTATTGCTAATTTTCTTAATAGAGCAGTAGATAATATGCAAGAAGAACGACACCTAATCGTGTATGACTGCATGATGACTGGAATGAGTTACACTGCTATTTCAGATCATCTTGAGTGCTCGAGAGACACAATTAGAAAAATCAAAACTGAAATAATCGGCAACATCGTCAAAGAAGTCAAGAAAGTCAATTTTCTTCAACATTTGAAATCACTTAAAACCGCAGTGTAAACTTGAAGGCAGGACGGGGAGGCATAATTTTCCCGCGTCATCACAAATTAATATATTTTCACTTGCTCTTGCGAGCTTGGGATTCGTTCGACAAATTTTGCGAATAGTTCCATATACTCACTTTCTGCCGATAAATAAAGGTAGGAGGTGATGATATGAGTTTTCAGAGTGCGCTTGAAGATGTATTAGAAGATAGAATCAGTCATGAAGAATTAAAAGATATATTTACGGAGTTTTGCATGATTCTAACAGACGATGCTTATTCAAACTCAGACATTGGGAAAAGATTCAAACAGGTTTTCTCTAAAAGAGTAGCCGACAAATATTTAAAGTAATGTATTGCATCCTGCGGGGTGCTTTTTTTGTTCCCTGTAAACTGCTTCCGGTGAAGAATCTCTATAAAAAGTATCGGCTTAAAGGTAGAGTGCGGCGGCAGTTTAGAGCGAATAAATCAAAGGAGTGAATGACATGACAACGGAACCGCCTTTAGGTGTTATTCCTAAGTGGCTACATGATGAACGTAGAACAGAAGATATTGCAGCAGCTATTGAACGAAGAATATCAGCAAGATCAGAAATTCCTCTTGAGTGGTTTGAAGAGTACAACAACCTCATCAAGCACCAAGTGAAGAAATAAAATCCCGAAACAAACACGAATCAGAAGGAGGCGGCAGGTGAATGTAAATGGAATCGAAGCACATTCAGGCGGAGAAAGATTACGTCAAAGGTATGAAATACAAGGACCTTGCCGAGAAATACGGGGTGTCGATCAACACCATAAAATCATGGAAAAAGCGGCATGGTTGGGAAAGAAAAAAGGGTGCACCCAAAAGAAAAAGTGTGCACACAAAAAAGGGTGGTCAACCCGGTAACGTTAATGCGTTAGGTAATAGCGGGGGAGCGGCACCAATACGAAACCAAAACGCTAAGACGCATGGATTTTACTCAAAGCACATGCCAGCAGAAGCGTTTGAGATCATGCAGGACATTCAGGAGTTTTCACCAGTGGACTTGCTGTGGGAACAAATACAAATTCAGTTCACAGCAATTGTGCGGGCACAGAAAATAATGTTCGTTGAAAGCAAAGACGAAATGATCAAAGAACTGAAAAAGAAAAAATCAGTTGTTTCAGATTCTACCGATATTGAGGAAGAGGAATACGAGTTTCAATTTTCATGGGATCGGCATGCTACTTTTTTAAATGCTCAATCTAGGGCAATGTCTGAGCTTAGGGGCTTGATAAAGCAGTTTGACAACATAGCCCATGAGACAGACGAAAGACGGCTTAAACTGGAGCAGATGCGCTTGAACATTGATAAAACAAAAGCCGAAGTCGAGAAAATGGAATTAGGTGACGTTGCACCAGTTTACATTGTTGATGATATAGGTGATGACGATGGTTAAAGTATCAGAAGTGCTGGCACCGGCATTTCGTGAGTTTTGGAGATACAGAAGAGCAAAAGAGCATCTTCATTACGTTCTAAAGGGTGGCCGTGCTTCTGGTAAATCATTCAGCGTGGGCGTTGGTGTGGTAACAGATATTATCGAATACCCTGTTTCCGCTCTCGTGCTGCGTAAAGTACAGAACACGCTTGTTAAATCAGTTTTCGCACAGATAAAGCAAGCAACGGTAACGCTGGGTGTCTCTCATTTATTCAAGTTTGTTCCTTCCAGGTTAGAAATCACATACAAGCCGAGAGGGAACAAGATATATTTTGCAGGTGCTGACGATCCTGAAAAGCTCAAATCAATCAAAGACGCTGATTTTCCAATAGGTGTTATGTGGATTGAAGAGCTTGCAGAATTTAAGTCAGATGAAGAAGTAAGCACCATTATGAACTCAGTGTTACGTGAAGAACTAACACACAAAACAAAGCCGGACAACCCACGTAAACGAGCAGGGAAGTTTGATTATACGTTCTATTACACTTATAACCCGCCAAAGCGTAAGCAAAATTGGGTTAACAAGAAGTATGAAACGTCATCCCCAGCTGATAACACATATATTCATCATTCAACATACCTAGACAACCCTCATCTATCAAAAGCGTTTATCAATGAGGCTGAGGAAACAAAAGCCAAAAACGAAAAGAAATATAGATGGGAATATCTTGGTGAAGCGATCGGAACTGGCGTTGTTCCGTTTGATAACCTTCAAATCAAGAAAGGCAGCATAACTGATGATATGGTCCGCTCCTTTGACAATATACGTCAAGGCGTTGACTTTGGTTATGGTCCAGATCCACTTGCTTTCGTCAGGTGGCACTATGATAAGAAGCGAAGCAAAATATATGCACTTGATGAATTATATGATCACAAAGTTTCTAACAGAGAACTAGCGAAGTGGATTAAATCAAAAGGCTATGAAAGCAATGAGATTACAGCCGATAGCGCTGAGCCAAAAAGTATAGACGAGCTTAAAAAGGAACACGGCATTAGAAGGGTTTCAGGAGCAAAGAAAGGCCCTGACTCGGTTCAATATGGTGAGGAATGGCTTGGTGATTTAGATGAAATAGTCATTGATCCATTGAGAACACCAAATCTAGCCCGTGAATTTGAGAACATTGATTATCAAACAGATAAAGACGGCAACCCTAAACCACGCCTTGAGGATAAAGAAAATCACTCTATTGATGCGACTAGATACGCATTTGAGCGTGACATGAAACAATCGGGGGTGAGGGTATTAACGTGAAAAAGATCAGCTTTGAAACTGAAAAACCGAATGATTGGCGCAAAAAGAATCGTGTGCAACTGAATGAAGATCAGAAAAACATAGTGGAATCATTGGAAAAAATGCTTGCTGATGCAAAAATCGGAAAGATAAACAAGATGATTGCTGTTTCTGAGGTTGAACAAGATCAGTACGCTTTGGTTTATCGAGGTGCCACTTATCAAGAAGCATTGAATATGACACATACGCTCATGGATCACATGTTTGAACAATGGTATAGAGAGGAGGAATGAACATGTACCCAACTACGCCAACACACACAGAAGAGCTGCTTAAAATTATCGAAGACAGTGCAGAAACATCCGACAAGCTGCCCGATACCACCGCTATACAAAAGATGATTGATAGGCACGATGGAGAGCGGGAACAGATGCTTGAAGGTGTCGCTTATTATTTGAATCAAGCGGACATCAAGAAGCGAATCCGATACTTCTATAAACATGGCGTTAAAGTGGTTGATACAGATAAACCGAACAATCGAATCTCTCATAACTGGCATAAGCTGCTGGTTCAGCAAAAGGTCCAGTACCTTTTAGGAAAGCCGATAACCTTTAATGCAGAAGATGAAACGTTCCTTGCAGTTGTGAACGACTTTATAGACGAAGAGTTTGACGATTGTATGCAGGAGCTTCTTAAAAACGCTAGTAACAAGGGAAAAGAATGGCTTCATCCGTTTGTTGATGAAGAAGGTAACTTTGATTATCTTCGCATTCCAGCAGAGGAAGTCATACCGGTTTACGATTCAACCAAAAAACGAAGTCTGCTTTATGCTATCCGTTACTACGATGTTAAAAACATTGATGATGAGATCACCCGCAAAGTGGAATTGTACACAGATGAACAGATTTTCTACTATGTAGAGCATAACGGGTCTTTGATTCAAGACTTTGATTATAAAAACAACCCTGAAAGCCATTTCTACGACAAACGAGGGAAGGGGTATGGCTGGGGTAAGGTTCCAATGATCGAGTTTAAGAACAATGAAGAGGGTGTCAGTGACCTTATCTTCTATAAAGACTTGATTGATCAATATAATAACAACATTTCAAATAACGCTAACACGTTTGATGAAATGCAAGACTTGATCTACGTTTTGAAAAACTTCGCAGGGCAAGATTTAAGCGAATTTACAACGAATCTACGTCATTATAAAGCTGTGGAAGTGTCAGGGGATGGCGGTTTAGAAATGAAGAGCGCTGAAATCCCGATGGACAGCGCAAATTCACATCTGGACCGATTAGAAGAGAATATTTACCGCTTCGGACAGGGAGTAAACAACAATCCTGACAAAGTGGGAAATTCACCTACCAACGTTGCTATTAAAAATCTATATTCCTTGCTTGATCTAAAGGCGAATGAAGCAGAGCGGAAATTCCGGCCAGCTTTAAGCGCCTTTTTTTGGTTCTTCACTGAATATCTAAAAATGACAGGTCAAGGCGAATACGATCCCACGCTCTTACAGATGACTTTTAACCGCTCTCGAATGACAAACGAGCTTGAGCAGGTTCAAATGTCGAATCAGAGCACAGATTTAAGCCGTGAAACACGAATTGCAAATCATCCGTGGGTAGATGATGTAGAAGCAGAATTAAAACGTATTGAGGCAGAGGAAACAGAATACAGAAACAGCATGCCACCGTTAACTGATATTGAACCAGAAGCGGGCGGTGATGAAGATGAACCAAAACGAGATTGATAAGCTGCTAGACGATATGATCACAGAGGATGCCAAGAAAATTGATGCTGTCTTTGCAAAGCGTTTAAAAGAGATTAATCAGCAAATCGCGGCCCTTTATGCGAAATACAGTATAGATGGCAAGTTGTCTATGGCTGATCTAAACAAATACAACCGCTTCAAAAAAGAAATGGAGCGGATGACTGAGGAATCAAGCAAAGCATTCAAAACTGTGATCATCATTGTTGAGGCGTTGGCCGCCAAGCAGTTTCTTGAAAACTATATGAGGTCAGCTTATCTCTACGAGATAGAAGCAGCGGTGAAGATGGGTTATACGTTGCCGACAACGGCAATGATTCAACAGGCTATTCTAAATCCCATAGCTGAATTGACTCTCTCAGCCTTATATAAGCGTCACCGTGATGATTATGTCCGGCAGATTCAAATTTCCATTGCTCAAGGCATTCAAGCGGGTGAGGATTATAGCAAAATAGCCAAGCGAATTGAGAGAAGCACAGAATTCGCAAGAAAAAAAGCCCGTGACGTAGCGAGAACGGAAGTTCATAGGGTACAAGTCTCGGCGAGGATGAAAAGCGCTGAACAGGCTTCTAAGCATGCAAACTTAGAAAAGGTATGGAATTCTACCCTTGACCTAAAAACAAGGGCGGGGCATAGAAAGCTAGATGGGAAGACTGCTAAAAATGGTTTGTTCGTTTCTATTTACGGCGGTGTCGGCCCCGCTCCTGGTCACATGAATAATGCCAAAGATGATATAAACTGCCGCTGCACTGTCTCGTTCAAAGTGAATGGCAAAATGCCAGACACGAGAAGAGCGAGAAAAGGCGGTTCGGGAGCAGGTGAGGTCATTCCATACCAAACCTATGAAGAGTGGTACAAAACAATTAAAAAGGGTGATTAATATGATGAAAGATGATGGAATCAATTGGCGAGAAAAAGCAATTGATGCAACAGGGAAACTATCGACATATCTCCAAACAATCCAGATTTCAGGTCATTTACATGATGCGAAAATTCGTGAGGCCAAACTTCGTGAGGCCAAACTTCCAAACATTTTTGATAACGAAAAGGGGAAATAATTCATGAAAGAGAATGAACGCGTTAAATATCTTTTAGATATGCTCAATAGCGTAATTCAATACAATGATCCTGTTACTTATGACGAGATTGTCAGCGAGTTGAAGCAATCACTATTTACCCATAAAGCGTTTGATACGGAGACTGCTGAAAAAATGGTTGCATTACAAGAAGAGTACAGAGCAAAAGACAATCATTCTAGTCAATTTAATGGGTGGGACATTTTTACTGCTAAGCTAACAAAAATTTCCGAAAAAATAGACAAGCTTTAAAGCTGGTTACTTATGTGACAGCTTTTTTCTTTTGTCCTGAGCATGACATAAAAAGGCTCTTTTGCTCATTCTAAAGGCTTGGAGCCAAACTAAGCGTAAATCCTGTGCGTGAGGTGGACACGCAAAAAAACATCAAAGGAGAGGTTGAAATGAGTTTAAAAGAATTACTCGGTGACGATCTGTATGCTCAAGTAGTCGAAAAAGCTGGAGATCAAAAGATTGATATTGTAAGCAACGGTCAATGGTTTCCTAAAGACCGATTCGATGCGGTCAATAACGAGAAGAAGGAATTGAAAAGCCAGCTTGATGAGCGGGATCAGCAGTTAACCGCTTTACAGAAGCAAGCAAAGGGAAATGAAGAGCTTCAAAACGCAATTGAGCAGCTGCAAGAAGAAAATAAAAAGGTGTCTGAGGAATATCAGCAAAAGCTGGAGAAACAAGCCTTTGACTTTGCTCTCGAAAGTGCTTTACGTGATGCAAAGGCGAAAAACATCAAAGCTGTAAAAGCCAATTTAAACGTAGATGGGCTTAAATTATCTGATGATAAGGTCATTGGTCTTGATGAGCAATTAACCGCTCTAAAAGAGAGTGACAGTTATTTGTTCAACACAGAGAATGACAGTTCACCGGGTTTAGCGGGAAGACAGCCACATGGAACAGGAAATTCAGCGGCTAATTTGCCAACAGCTAAAAATCCATTCAGTCAGGACCATTTAAACCTAACTGAGCAAGGGAACATTTTAAGAAGTGATCCAGAACAAGCTAAAAAATTAATCATCCAAGCAGGCGGGAATCCTGCAATCTATGGATTATAAAGGAGAATTTAAATGGCAGTAACTAGAGTTCAGGATGTTATCATCCCAGAAATTTTTAACCAGTACACAATGAATAACACTGTTGAACAAACAGCAGTATATCGAAGTGGAATTATTCAGCCTGTACCGGGCCTAATTGTTCCGAATGGCGGAGATACAGTGAATATGCCTTTCTGGAATGACCTTGAAGGAGATCCAGAAGCTATTCAATCAGACTTTACTTTAACTCCAGAGAAAATCAAATCAGGTAAAGACGTTGCTCGGGTATTTGAGTATGGTAAGGCTTGGAGTGCAGAAGATTTAGCGGGAGAGCTTGCAGGATCAGATCCAATGAGAGCAATTGGGGATCGTGTGAACTACTATTGGGATAGACAGTTTCAAAGAATGATCTTCCTTATGCTGGATGGTGTCTTTGGTAGCAACATCACTAATAACGATGGTGATCTAGTATTAGATATTTCGAGCGGCGACGGGAAAAAATACACAACTTACCTATTTGCTGGCGGTGCTGTTGGTTATGCTCCAGGAATGCCTAAAACACCAACGGAAACAGATCGAAACTCACTAAAAGGTGAGGACATTCTGATCAATCGTAAGAAGTTTATTATGCATCCACGTGGTTTCAAATGGACTGAAGCTGATGTTGCTAAAGAAATGCCTACATTCAAAGAGTTGGCGAGCGCAAAGAACTATGAACGTGTTTATGACAAAAAGAAAGTCCGAATTGTGAAGATCATTTCCAATGAAGGGCCAGATGCAGCAGCTAAGTCTAAATTAAGCGGAGAAGTGATTCTTGATGCAGCTCAATTACTTGGGGATGCTAAAGGGAAATTTACTTCAATTGCAATGCATTCAGTAACACATACAAATTTACAGAAACAAAACTTGATTGAGTTCATTCCTAACAACAGAGCTGATGTAGGTTTTGGAACATACCTTCAAAAATCTATTATTGTTGATGATTCACTTCCAGTGGAAGAGCCTATTCCTACGCCCTAATGCGCCCCAAAACCTACGGTTTACAAGCACAAGTAAATCTGTGACTGTCAATTGGGATGCCGTAGTTGGGGCGGATTCATACAATGTTTATAGGGGAGCAGACAAGCGTTTTGATAAGAATGTAACCAAGCCTGAATACAGCACGGACGGTCTAACGCCTGATACTAAGTTAACAATCAATGTCACTTCTGTTAATGAGAGCGGCGAATCTGCAATGTCAGAAATCGCAACCAAAACAGAAGCAGAAGGAGGCACCGAGTAAATGGGAGCAACAACCTTTTGGCTCTTGGAACAAGAATTGAAAAGGCGTGCGAAGATTGAAGAAAATGCTCAAGACGACCTGTCTTATGAAGAAATGACTGTTGAGCAGCTAAAGCAGGAAGCTAAAGAAAAAGGTATTGCTGGTTATTACAACATGAAGCGTGAAACACTGCTTGAAAAATTGAAAGGGTGATCCAATGGACATCCAACAGATTAAAAGAATGATAGGAATGACCACAGATAAGCACGATGATTACTTGTCTGAGGTTGTTCCTATTTTTGTTGAATATGCTTCTGACTTTTGTAAGAACAAATTTGAAGCAGATGACTTGCCGGCCGGTGTAAAAATCTTTGTTGCGAAAGCTGCTGAGTACAACATGAAGCCAGCGGGTTTAGCAAGTCGAAGCATGGGTGATGTGTCCTACTCTTATGACACTGATTTTCCTGAAACGGTCACTAAGTACCTGTACCCGTATAGGAGGGCTTATTGGTGAGTTATGTATTTGAAGAGTTCCCACATGAAATCACGTTTCAAAAACTCGAAAAAGTGCCGGACGGAGGCGGTGGATTCACAGAGAAGTATACCGACCATCTAACAATACCTGCACGAGTGACGAGTGTTTCATCAAGAGAATTTTACCAAGCTCAACAGCTACAATATCCAGTTGATCACAATGTCTATTTCGAGTACAGAGAAGACATTGAAAAGACCATGAGAATTAAACACAAAAATAAAATACTCACGTTGAAATCAGATCCTATTGATCAAGGCGGAGAAAATGAGATCATGTGTCTCAAATGCCAAGTGTCAGAGGTGCACAATGGCTGAGGTAAGCGGCAAATGGGCAAAGCAAATGGCGAAAAAGGTTGAGAAATTCGAGCGCAAAGTCATAGATCGAGCAAAACAAATTGTCACAGAAACAGCAGAACTGATATATAGTTATGCTGTCATTAACGCACCAACAGCCATGATTGATGGTGGAAACCTTAAAAACTCGATTGAGGTTGAATATCGAGACGAAGGGTTGAAAGCCATCATCACCGTTGGTGCCGATTATGCGATATATGTTGAGTATGGAACAGGAATTTATAGTGAATCAGGCGGCGGCCGTCAAACACCGTGGGTCTATTATGATGAAAAGCTAGGCCGATGGGTGATGACTAGAGGTATGAGGGCGCAACCATTCTTTAATCCTGCTGTAGAAGAGGGAATGAGGCATTTTGCCCGTGAAACGCAATAGAAAGGAGCTGCTGAAATGCGCTCATCATTGTGGCCGTTACAGGCTGCTATATTTGAAAGGCTATCTATGGATAAGCGGTTAAACGAACGTGTCACAGGCGTTTTTGATGCGGTTTCCAAAGATACTAAAAAGCCTTATGTCTCAATGGGTGATGACGATGTGTCCTTATTTGAGACAAAAACATCTGCTGGCGAGGTTGTAAACGTGGTTTTACACTGCTGGTCAGATTACAACGGAAAAAAAGAAGCGCAACAGGTCATAGACCTTATGTTGCAAGCTTTGACCAAAAGGCCCCTAGAAATAGAGGGCTTTTCTTTATGCCGTTCTGAGCTGCGAGGGATGCAGGTCATCACAGACATAGACGGATATACAAAACACGGTATCTTGCGAATGAGATACACGATAAACAATTGAGAGGGTGTTTTTAGTGGTAAACCTATTGAATGGTAAGGATGAAATCTATTTTGTTCAACCGATGGATGCAACAGACGATGAAGGTTTATTTATCGCTTTCCAGACGGAAGGCTCTCACACGAAAGAACAAGATACGCTGGATGAAAGTACAAAGTCAGGTCGTATTGTTGGTTATGGTACAAAAAGTGAATCTGTTGAATTGTCTTTCTATGCTGCAGATAATGATCCAGGTCAAAAAGCCATTGAAACGGCATTTGATAATGAAGAAGCTATTCAGGTATGGAAAGTAAATTTAAATCTAAACAAAAACGGAAAGCATGATTCAGAATATGGTCATGCAATTATTGAAAACCTTGAAAAAAGTGCGCCGCAGGATGGTTTCATTGAGGTTTCAACAACGTTACCTGTATTGGGTAAAACGCAAAAAGGTGAGCTAAATGCGTTAGATCCTGCTTTTATTGATCAAATTCGTTCTACTGCTGGTGCTGACAGCTTCAAGCAGTTTGGCGAACTTAATAAGAAAGTTGAGACACCCTAAGCAGCCCCAAAATCTATCGTTTACTGCCACGTCTGACAGCATTACAGTTACGTGGGGTGCGGTAGAAGGGGCGACTTCATATAACGTATACAGAGGCGCAGATAAGCGTCTTGATAAAAACGTCACTGGCACAAGTTATGTCGCAACAGGGTTGAACCCTGATACGAAACTGACCATTAATGTGACAGCAGTTAACGAAGCTGGCGAGTCTCCAATGAGTGAAATCGTTACACAAACAGAACCAGCTTCAACAGGAGAATAACATTTGAAGGGCCTCTATTATCTGGAGGCTCTTTTCTATTACAAAAAACAAATCGGGGGTTTTTATAAATGGCTACTTTAACAATTGGAAATAAGGAATATACAGCAAGATGTGATTTCTCGTTTGACCGTACAGCAAATGAAAAATATACAAGTAAAGAGGAAGACAAATCAGGCGGCACGCTGAACATTTACATGGGCTTGCTAAATGAAGATGCTTTGATGTTATCAGCATTTTGGGATTGTGCTCTCTCTCATTTGAAGAGTGGTAAGCCAACAGCAGAACAAATTGAAGATGCAATTATGAAAATCATTGAAGAAGATACAAAAGGTGACGCAGTGGATCGCTTGGTTAAAGAAGCTTTCCAAACACTTGAAAACGCTGGTTTTTTCAAAGGAAAGATCCGTCAGAACTGGACGCTACTCGAGAAGATGAACAAACCGAAGAAAGTTGCTCCGAACGAGACACCAGAAATGGCAGCGAAGCGGATCGAGGAACAAGAGACCGGCAAGGAATACTTGGAAATGCTGAAACAAGCCCGCAAAGAGTTGACGGGATTGACTACCTCCAAGTCATAGAAGATGCAGCTCGTTGGATGGGTGTCTATGACAACGATCTCATCATGTCATGGACTCCAAACGAGTATAAACGCAAGTTAAAGGCAGCTAAACTGCGTGAAATTGATGAAATAGAGCGAATGACAATAAACGCAATGTTCCATCGGTATGCGAATAACGCCAAAAAAGTTAAGCCTTCACAAATGTTTGATGCACAAAAAGCTAGGACAGAGCTTGAGCGTGATGTCACTGGAAACGGCTTCAAAAATCAAGTGGATGCCAAAAAGCTGAACGATCTTAACATTGGATTAAGGAACATGCTTAGAAAACCAAAAGAAGAGGGGTGAGGGTTTGATCGAAAAATTAACGGCGGTTGTCGAGGCGCAAACACGTAAATTCAAAAAGCAAATGGACAAAGTAAACGACATGATGCGCCGTATGCGTGATCATCACACTGTCGAAGTAGATGCTGAAATTGCTGACTTCCAGCGGCGTGTTAGGGAAGCTGAACAGCAAATGGACAGTTTCTTGCGCCGGCACGAACGCAACCGGGTTGACCTAGACGCAGATGCAGATCCTTTAACAAGGGCGGTTCGTATTGCCCGTCAAAAATTACGTGAGATTCCTCAACGGGTCAATACTTATTTTACGGGTGATAACAATCCATTAACTAGTTCAATAGCTCGTGCTAAAGCAGGGCTAAGGTCAATCGCTCAACGAGTGACGACCGTCATTGCCGGAAATCCTACTCCTTTAGGACGTGCTGTTATCGTAGCTCGAACGGCATTATCTTCTATATCTCAAAGAGTAACTTCAATCATTGCAGCTAATGCCAGCCCGCTAGTTTCAACGGTTGCTGTTGCTCGTACCGCTCTTTCTTCAATAGCACAGAGAGTGACGACAATGATTGCTGGAAACGCAAGTAACTTAAATTCATCTGTTGCCGCTGCTCGTGCTGCATTAGCAAGCATACCGAACAGGGTTACAACAATTATAAATGCAAGTTCTGCGGCTTTGATTCGTTCTGTGGCGATTGCAAGAGCGGCTTTAGCGAGTCTTCCTAATACTGTTGTTATTAGAATAATGGATGTATGGGAAGGTTTTGAAAAGCGTTTAGATAAGTTTGAAAATGCGATGAATAGACTTTCAAAAATAACAAACTCCATATCAAATGTTATGGGGAATGCTTTGCGTGGTGGTTTGCTTGCTCTATTACCTGCTTTAGCTCCTACTTTATCTGGTGCTGTGGGAGTAATTGGGGCACTTGGTCCAATGATTGGATCGGCTACGAGTGGATTAATGGGGCTTGTCAGTGCTTTTTCTACTGCCGGTACTGGCGCTGTGGCTTTTGGTGCATTGGCTGTTACGTCCATTGGTAGTGTTATCAAAACTGGTCAAGATTTAGACAAGCTACAAGCCAAGCTAGATGATGCCGCCAATGCGAAAGAGCGAGCCAAAATCATGGAAAAAATCAAAGTTTTGCAAGAGTCGCTAGGGAAAGAAGAGAAGAAAGCCCTTGCTACTTTAGAAGACTTTAAAGATAACTGGCAAGACATTGCGAAGATCACACAAAAACCCATCTTGAAATCGTTCACGAACTCTCTCTCAACGTTTAAAAAGGTTCTGAATAGTCTTAGACCTATGTTTGTTAATGTGGCTAATGGAGCGGTTACATTAACGAAAAACCTTGATAATGCTTTCAAAGCAAAAGACATGCAAAACTTCATCAAATGGATGAACAACAATGCTGGAAAAGCTTTTGTGACTTTTGGAAACATTGCCGGAAATGTCATGAGAACAGTCATGAATCTCATTGTAGCTTTTGGGCCGTTGGGAAATGACATGGCCGCAAGCATGGAGAAAGCTACAGCTTCATGGGCAAAATGGGCGGCTGGTTTAAGCTCGTCACAACGATTTCAAGATTTTATTTCGTATACCCGTGAAAACGGCCCGAAAATCTTAAAAGTTATCACAAACTTTTCAGGTGCATTACGCCGTTTATTCGCTGCGTTTGGTCCAATGTCTTCCGACATGCTCACTTCTTTAGTTGATATGACAGCCAGATTCAGAGAATGGGCAGGAAGTGTTAAACACACAGAAGGTTTCAAAAACTTCATCGCCTACATTGAAAAAACAGGCCCAACAGTGTGGAGTACGCTTGGTCAAATTTCTCGGACAATAATAAATCTGTTGATCGGCATGGCACCACTAGGAAAGACGATTTTAGAAACTGTAAACAGCTTTTTGAAATTTTCTAATGCTGCAATGGAAGCAAATCCAGCAATTGGACAATTTATCGCAGCTGGTTTATCTCTTATTGGTGTCGTTAGAGCGATTGTTCCGGCAATGGTAGCTGTCAGTTCATTAACTAACGGATTTAAAGATTTTAAAGCAGCGGCAATGTATATAAGAGGCTTTAAAGAAACAGCAGCCGGAGTTAAATTAATTAGTTTAGTGGGCCAGTTGAAATTAGGGATCATATGGATTTCTAAATTTATAGCAAAGTATGCAGTTATGACGGCTCAAGCTATAGCAAACAGCGCTAAAATGGCAGTTTCTTGGACAGCAATGAAAATTTCGGCGTTTGTCACTGCTCTAAAGAACGGAATCGTTCAAATGTCTCTATGGATAAGAAACATGGCTGTTATGGCTGCTCAGTCAATTGTTCAAGCGACGAGAACAGCAACGGCATGGACGATCATGAACATAAATTCATTTATCATGATGTTGCAAAACGGCATTAGACAAATGATTCTATGGGTCACCCAAATGGCGTTAATGGCTACACAATCCATTGCGAATGCAACAAGAATGGCAGCAGCGTGGACAGCAACGAAGATGAGTTCATTCATTCTCATGTTACAAAATGGGATAAAACAAATGGCTTTATTCATTGCCCGAATGGCTGTTATGGCCGCTCAAGCAATGGCGAATGCTGTTAGAATGGCAGCGGCTTGGGTTGTTGCGATGGGTCCTATTGGCTGGATAACAGCCGCAGTAATAGGAATTGTGGCTTTAATCATCGCCAATTGGGATAAAGTCAAAACTTTTACTCTAAAAGTATGGGGTGCTGTTTCAAACTTCTTAAAAGGATTATGGGAAGGAATAAAGAAAGTCGCTTCCGCAGTCTGGACGGGTATTGTAAATTTCTTTAAAACAACATTTGCAGCTCACCAAAAAATTGTGAAAACAGTTTGGGGAACTATTAAAGGCTTTATAACCGGTGTTTGGAATGCCATCAAAAAGGTTGCATCCAATATATGGAACGGTATTAAATCGTTCTTTGTCAATTCATTGAATACACACAAGAAAATATTCACAACTGTTTGGAATGCAATAAAATCCGTTGTTTCGGGCGTTTGGAATGGTATTAAAAATGTGGCTAAATCAATCTGGAATGGAATTAAATCATTTTTCAGCAGCGTTTTAGCCGGCATTAAAAACTTCTTTGTGAACAACTGGAACAACATAAAAAAACTTACATCATCAGTTTTTAATGGAATAAAAAGTTTTATGTCTAGTGTCTGGAATGGTATTAAAAACACAGTCAAAAGTCTAGTTAGCGGCATTTTCAACACTGTTAAATCTATTTTTAACAACATGAAAACCGCTATTGGTAATACAATGCGAGCTGTTAAAACAACCATTAGTAACATCTGGAATGGGGTTGTGCGGTTCTTCAAAGGAATAAATCTGTTTAGCATTGGTAAAAACATCATAGCTGGTCTTGTTCGTGGTATTGGTGGAATGGCATCTAGTCTCTATAATAAAGCATCAAGCATCGTCAACAATGTCAAAAATACCTTCACCAAACTATTTAAAATCCATTCCCCTTCACGCTGGATGCGGGATGAGATCGGATATAACTTGGGTGCTGGTATGGCCGTTGGTTTGGATAAATCAACAAATACAGTTGTTTCTTCTGCCAAAAAGACAACACAGGCGGCGCAAAAAGCGGCGCAAGCTGAAACGAAAAAAGCTCAAAAGCAAGCGGAGGCATTGAAGAAGAAACAGGCTGCTTCGGCACGTAAAGCGAATGCTATAAGAAAAACAGGCGTTGATAACAAGATTAGAGCTGTAGAAACTAAGTTTGATACTGGAAAAATAAGTTCCAAGACATATATCAAACAATTAAATGCAATTAAGAAACAAAACAAGCTAACATCCACGCAAAATGCGAAGATTCAGCGTGAAATATACAATGCACAGAAGAAATCGCAATCACAGCAAAAGAAAAAAGCTCTTGAGGCGCAGCGTAAAAAGGCAAAAGCGCAGCTTGCTTATCAAAAGAAAGTGTCTCAAAAGATCGCTAATGCAGAAGTGAAGTATGACACCAAGAAAATAAGCGGCCAGACATACATCAAGCAGCTTGAGAAGATTAAAAAGAAGGAAAAACTGACAGCTGACCAGCGTAATAAAATTCAACGGGAAATCTATGCAACGCAGAATAATCTAACTAGAGAAGCGCTGAAGAAGAAAGAAAATGAGAAAAAAGCAGCTGAAAAACTGAATAAAGGTATTCTTTCAGCAAACAATTCTTATCTATCAAAGTTCAAAAGCATTAACGACAAGCTAACCAGCGACATCAAGAAAGCTAATGAAGAGTATAAGAATGCTCTTAAAGATCGTACTGACTCTATTTACAACGCTATGGGGTTGTTTGATAGTGTCACTACAGAGAAAGTAAGTGGGTCAAAGCTTCTGGATAACCTTCAAGCGCAAATTGATAAAATGAAAGGTTTCCAGTCTGACCTATCAAAACTAACAGGCAGCGCACCAAAAGAATTTGTTGATGAATTAAGACAAATGGGCGTGGGATCAGCTGATCAAATAAAAGCTATTGCTTCTATGTCTGCTCCAGAGCTAGATAAATATATCTCACTATGGAAACAAAAACACAGCATGGCAAGCGAACAAGCGACCAAAGAGCTTGCGGATCTTAAGAACGCAACAACTAAAAAGATCACTGAATTGAGAAATGCGGCAAACTCAGAGCTGAACAAACTGAAAAATGATTACATGAATAAAATTGCTGAATTGACTGTCAATGTTAAGCAGCTGGGATCGCTTAAAAAGAGCGGGAAAGCGATTGGATCTAACACGATGGCTGGCATTATTTCAGGAATGAAAAACATGAAAGGCGAGCTTGCGAAGGAAGCCAATAGCATCGCATCTACAATCGAAAAAACAATCAAGAAGAAGCTGAAAATTCATTCGCCTTCACGTTTAATGCGTGATCAAGTGGGTGTCATGGTGCCAGCTGGTATTGCTGTGGGGATTCAGCAAGGCGTGGATACTGTGAGTAAAGCAATGAATGCTGTTACTGACGCTATGTATATCAAACAAGAAGATTTAAACATCGCTTACGATGCTTCTATTACAAACAGTAAAATAGGAGCAGTTAAACACGAATTGAGTGCAGAGCTTCAAAACATTGAACTGCCCGAGCAAATGATTGTTATTGAAATGGACAGCAAAAAGGTTGGTCAAGGTGTTGCAAAGCCAGTTGAAAACGAGCGGAAGAGAGCAAACGCAAGGAGGACGAGGATCACATGATCAAATATCAAGAACTTGTCCCCAATGAATGGAAGATCACTTTTAACGGAACTGACATATCACAATATTTCTACCTTAAAGAGACACCAAGCGGTAGGGGTGTTGTGGGTCGAGAGGTGAAAATTGACACGATAGGGAACCGCGCAGGCGGTTTTCTTCGTGGTACCAGGTTACCCGTTAGAGTGATAACCCTAGAAGTGCTATTTGCATTCAGTAGTGAAAGTGAATTGAAGAAAAAACAGGAGGAATTGAACTATATTCTTCACACGGATGAAGAAAAGCCGCTTGTTTTCTTCGATGAACCAGATAGGACATATAACGCCATATTTGAGAGTTTGACAGAAGGTGAGACAAAGGGAGGTTTGCAACATGCCACACTAACTTTTCTTTGTTCCGATCCTAAGAAATATGGAGCCACGGCAGCGTATGAATTAGGTAAAGGAGTCCAAACATTCACAAACCCTAGTTTAGCGCCAATCGAACCGGAAATCGAATGCATTTTTACAGCAGCAGCCACTTCATATGAGGTGGCTCTTTTACATTCAGATGAAAGTGTCAATAAAGTCATAAAGATTGTACACAACTTTATTGAAGGAGACACACTCTTAATCGACATCGCTAAACGGAAGGTACTGAACAATGGGAAAGCAATTATGAATGGACTACAAATTCAATCAGAGTTTTTCGGGTTTCCTGCTAAAAAGCCAGTCAAGCTAAGGTTCAGTCATAAAAGTAGTATCAAATTCAATGAAGCATATCTATAGAAAGGGGGTCCGTCATGGCTGAAATATTCATTTTATCGCCAGAAGATGAACTTTTGGCTGTTCTGTCCAGTGACGGGCAGGACTCCTGCAATTTTTGGGATGCAAAATATAAAGAAGAACTCAACTTGGGTTCTTCTTTTTCTTTTATTGCGGATGCTTCCCACCCTGACGCACGTTATCTATTTGAAGAAAATCAAGTGGTGTTCCGAGATAAGGACGGCGAATTACGGGCATTTGTCATAAAAGAGCTTGATGATACAGATGATGGTGCCGAGATCAATACGCTTGTTACTTGCGAAGCAGCAATGATGGAACTAGCAGAAACAATCATAAAAGAGCGAAGGCCAAAAGACAGGACTGCACAAGAGGTTCTTGATCAAGTATTCGAGCGCACTCGCTGGACCGCAGAAGTGACCGCCGAGCTAGGAATAAACTCGACATCATTCTATAAAATGACTGCTCTTGAATGTTTAAGCGATGTTTTGAACAAATGGGGCGGCGAATTCAAAGACGTGGTGGAATTTGACGGGAATACCATCACCAAACGTACGATCAAGGTATTGTCGCGCAGAGGAAAAGATAGTGGCAAACGGTTTGAAATTGATAAGGACACTGAAAGTATCAGACGTACTGTGATCAGCTATCCGAAGACTGCACTATATGGTTATGGTGCATCATTGGAAACGACTGACGAGGACGGAGAAGAGACGGGGGGATATTCTCGTTTCATCGACTTCGCAGAAGTTGAGTGGAAGAAAGCAAATGGCGATCCGGTAGACAAGCCGAAGGGGCAAGAATGGGTAGGCGATCCAGATTTATTACAAAAATACGGTCGCTTAAAAAATGGGAAATTGATTCATAGAGAGGATATTTTCAGTGATGAAGATATAGAAGATGAAGAAGAGCTGTTGAAAGCAACTTATAATCATTTAATTACTGTCGCTTCAAAAACAGAAGTCAACTATGAATTATCGGTAAAGCTTCTTGAAGGCGTTGAGGGGTATGAGCACGAGCATGTCGATCTTGGAGATACAACAATCGCTATTGACCGTAATTTTGCTATTCCGATTGAAACATCACAGCGCATTATCTCAATGGAATATGACATCACCGATCCTGAAAATACGTGTGTCGTTGAGATAGGACAGTTCTTGTCAGCCTTACAGGGCGATGATCGAGTAAAGCAGCTGCAAAAGATAATTGATAACAACCGCGGCACCTGGGAGCGGAAGCCGGATGCAGGAAATGTGACAGACGGTAGTTTTCCAAACACGAAGCCGCCACGTCCAGCAAATATCAAGGTAGAAGGTTTATTCAAGACGGTATCTCTTACTTGGGATTACAACCCTAGTTCATACATTGCAGCATATGAAGTGTATGCATCGCAAAATAAAGGATTTACGCCAACATCAGCACAGCTTATTTTCCGAGGGAAAACAGGAGGATGGCACCATCAAGACGGTGTTGATGTTGATCAAGTATGGTATTACCGTTTTAGAACAATCAACACGCACGGAACGGTCAGTGATTGGTCGAGCGAGTATGAGGCAAAGACTGTAAGAGTTTTTAATAATGACATTATGTTCGGTGCTGTCACAGCAGATAAACTGGCAGCTCTATCAGTGACAGCGGACAAATTATATACGGATATTGCAAACTCAAATATCTTACCGGGTTCATTATTTAGATCTAGTGATATAGAAGGACTAAACTCAGCTGAACTAACAATAAATGAACAAGAATACAATGAGGTTACGGTAAAAAAGACAAGAACAGATAATAAAATTTTTGGATTTTTGACGTATTTTCGTAAATCTTTGAAACTTGTTAATGGGGAAACGTATACTTTCTCAATAGAAGTTAAACGTGGCAATTTAACGAATTTCGATTACTTGAATTTCCGTTATTACAACACACCTACTACTTTTAAAAGTCAAATAATCGAAACGCCATTCAGCGATGTCTCTGATTTACCCTCAGATGAATTTGTGCAACTGAATTTTACTTTTATTTACACAGGCGATACCGCAAACAATTACTATATGATGTTCGGGGCTCGAACAGAAAACACCACAGATGAAGGTTCGTTTGTCGTTAGAAAATGTCAATTACGAATGGGTGAATCTATAAAAGAATGGTCTGCCAGTCCTTTTGATGTGATGCTTACCGAAAAGTCGATTACATCATTGCATATCAATGATGCTGCTATTAATGCGGCACACATTTCTATTGCAGCGATTGGATCAGCTGCAATTGCAAACGCCGCAATCCAAAAAGCGCATTTAGGCACAGCGATAATTGACACGGCGCACATATCAGATGGAGCCATCACAAATGCCAAAATAGCAAATCTATCTGCTGATAAAATCACAGCTGGCACGATTAAAGGGATCACGATAGAAGGTTCACTTATAAAAGGGGCTAGAATCGAGCCAATTTCTCAAAATTCAAGATATAAATCTTATATAACTGCTAATGAGATATATCAAGAATATTTTGATGGGAATACAAACGTATTAACTATAAAAGACGGAGTTTTTAAACAGTTCTATAAAGATGATGAGGCAAAAGTTGTTTTTGGAGGAACCACTATTGATAAAGGTTTCATAACTCTTGAAGGTGGTACGGGAACAGTAGTTACAAATGGTGACATTTATAGAACTCACATTTATTCTGACTGGCTAGAAGGATCTGTAATCAAAATGACTTCGGACGATGGGAGAGGCGAAGTTGAAGTTTTATCTATGAAGGCGGAGTATAGAGAGTTTCAAATTTCCTCCAAATATGAAACCATAATGAAAAATTTAGGTGCAAAAATAGAGGTCAAAGGAACTGGAACATACTTTGAGAGTTCTAATAGCATTAGCACCGAAGGGAATTTTTACGCAAAAATAGCTGATGGTTATTTTGCTGTACAAGCTGCAAAAGGCTTTCTCATACAAGCTGCAGATGGATATGGGGATCTACGTGCACATACTATTAATATGTATAGTGGTAACCAAACAAACACCCTTTTGAGAGCCGCAGGAGTATGGTTAGAATATAGGATGGATGCACTTCAAACCAATTGTCAATTTATTTTTGATAAATGGACGTTTAAATTGTTTGATACTGATCTGTATGTAGACTATTCAGTTCCGTCACATCGAAATCCAGAGAACTTATTTCACGTTTTTTTACAGGTGGAAGGTGCATATTCTAGTTATATTACAGTCGCCTACGAGAACAGGACTACCAGTGGTTTTAGAATAACAATGAGAAATATGACTGGATTTGCAAAGGCAAATAATAGAGAATATACCATTAACATAATGATGGTTACAGAAGCAATTTAAAAGGGAGGATAGTCTATTGATTGAAATTAGAGAAGAAAAGAGATTCAATCCGTATTTCCGCTCTTTAAAAGCTAAAGAGACAGATCAAGGAATTGAATTGAGCGCTTGTACTATTCATCACAGGTATGAAGGGGAATTAGTTACAGGCGAGCTTCCAGCGGCATTGATAAAGTTAGATGCAGACGAAGAAAAGAAATATCCAGTTTTGTATGACCTTTATATAACTATGGATGAAAATAAAAATCATGCTTATCACTTAGATAAAAGTTACATGTCACCTAATCAAATTCCGTGTTATGCCGCATCTGACTATCTAGTTTTGACTCTATTGAGTATTACGGTAGATGTTGCAGGTGAAAGAGTTGGATATATAAACGCTTTTAAAGAAAAGGAGGTTGAAGATGAAGGAACTGATACCCAACGTAATTAGAGGAGCCGAACCCACAAAATCACTAGAAGAAAGATTGAAAGAGGCAGAAAAAACACTTCAAGAAATCAAAGAAGAAATTAAAATGCAGGAGGAGAAAACACATGAGTAATGAAATGACAAAAGAACAGTTGCAAACAGAGCTGAAAGCGACACAGTTAAAAGTGATCAGTCTAAGCGAGCTACTTAATGAAGCAAACAATAAATTTGCAGAGGTTAGGGCGACATATACGATGTTGTCAGAAGAACATAAGAAGCTTAAAGAAGCTTTATTAAATCAACAAGGGAATGACACAAACGC